GTGCAATCTTAATAGGCTTTGAGAATATCCCTGACGCTAACTACGGACAATAAATAATATGTTTCCAGTAAAGAAAAAATCGTCAGGAAGCGTATCATTACCAGCACCGGTCGGTGGATGGAACGCAAGAGACAGCTTAGGAGATATGCCTGCAACGGATGCAGTCTATCTTACTAACTGGTTTCCTGCTACTACAGAGCTATTACTTAGAAGCGGCCATACACAATGGGCTACAGGTATTACAGGTCAAGTAGATACTTTAATGGCTTACGAAAGTGGCTCTACATCTAAACTATTTGCTATTGCAGGTGGCTCTGTATATAACGTCACTAATCCAGGAGCTGTAGGGGCTGCAGTATTGTCAGGTTTAAATAACTCACGCTGGCAGTATTGTAATATCACTACATCTGGTGGATCATTCTTATATATGGCTAACGGTACTAATACGCCTTATCTATATAACGGTACTACATGGACAAGCATTACAGGTGCTTCTACACCGGCTATTACAGGCGTTACTACTACATTACTTAATAACCCTATTGTATTTAAAAGCAGAGTATTCTTTACAGAAGCTCAATCTTTAAGAGCATGGTACTTACCTACATTAGCAGTAGGTGGAGCTGCACAATCTATAGATATTAGTGCGTTTGCTTATAAAGGTGGCAATATTGTACAGCATGCAACATGGACAATAGATGCTGGTTATGGTGTTAATGATTACTATGTTCTTTATACATCTAAAGGCCAAGTAGTCGTATATTCAGGCACAGATCCTTCATCATCTACATCATGGGCTATGGTAGGTGTATGGGATTTAGGTACTCCAGTAGGCACTCGCTGTATGTACAAATACGGTGGTGATTTACTATTATTAGGTAAAGATGGACTTACACCATTAGCATCAGAATTACAATCATCTAGGCTTGATCCTAGAGTAGCTATTACAGATAAAATACAATCGGCTGTATCAGAAGCTATTACAAATTATGGTTCAGAATTTGGATGGCAAATGTTGTTTTATCCAGAAGAAAATCAATTATGGTTAAATGTACCTAATTCTGTAGAAAAAACACAGTTTGCTATGAACACCATTACAAAAAATTGGTGTAATTACACAGGCTGGAATGCTACATGTTGGGAAATATATAACGATCAACCTTACTTTGGTGGCAATGGCTTTGTAGGTAGAGCATGGTATACTAACTCAGATAATGGATCTAATATTAATGCTACTGCATTACAATCATTTTCAGCATTTGAAAGCCCAGGACAGTTAAAACGATTTACAATGGCTAAACCTATATTTAGAACATCTGGTAGCCCAGCTATCTATGCAAACGTAAATATAGACTTTAATTTAGATGTACCTACTACAACACTTAACTTTACGCCTACCACATCTGGAACATGGGATAGTGCTAAATGGGATATAGGTGTTTGGGGTGGTGGTTTATACATTCTACAACAATGGCAAGGTTTAAATGGTGTTGGCTACTATGGCGCACCTGTTGTTAAAACATCTTCACAAGGTATTGACGTAAGATGGGTTTCTACAGATTTAGTTATTGAAAAGGGTGCAGTACTATAATAGTTCAAGGTCAAGAAGTTGGCGAGTGGGTATGTGAAAAGGCAGGTGGCCAATGGAATCCATTATGTCAAGCTATTGGTCAAGTAACAGACGGTAAATTTGTTATAGGCGTACTTTATAACGGTTATACAGGCAGTTCAATATCAATTCATTCAAGATGTGATATACCAGCAAAAGTTTCAAGAGAATTTTATTGGGCGATATTTAATTACCCATTCAATGTATTAAAAGTCAAACGCTTAACAGGATTAGTCTCTACAGCTAATTTAAAAGCACAAAAATTAGATGAACATTTAGGTTTTGAACGTGAAACAGTAATAAAAGATTACTTTCCTGATGGTGATGGGATTGTTTATATTATGCGACCAGAAAACTGTCGCTTTTTAAAACTCGGAGATAGATATGCAAAGTAAGTTAGCTAGATTATTAGATCCACTTTATAGATGGATTACAAATTACATGGGTGATTGTGGTTTTATACTATATGGTATTGGTAAAGATGATCCACCACCAGCACCAGACTATGCTGCCGCAGCTAGAGAAACAGCACAAGGCAATATAGATGCAGCTAGAGTAGCTACAGCAGCTAACCGAGTAAATCAAGTTACACCTTATGGTAATCTAACTTACAAACAAACAGGCACAGATTCTTATGGCAATCCTACTTGGACTGCTACACAAGAACTATCTCCAGCACAACAAGAAATTGCAGACAAACAAGCAAGTTTATCATCAGGACTTTTAACTACAGCTCAATCAGGATTAGATTACGCTGGTAATGTCATTGCAAAACCAGGTATAGATCAATCTAAATTACCTTCTACAGGATTTGATCCAGGTCAATCATATCAAGATGCTATATTAAAAAGACTTTCTCCACAACTTGATCGTGAAAATCAATCATTTGAACAAGAAATGGCTAATAAAGGTATTGGCGTAGGTACTCAAGCATATAATACTGCTAAACAATTATTATCTCAAAATCAAAATGATAGACTTACTTCAGCTACAGTACAAGGTATTAATACAGGTCTTACAGCTAATCAACAAGCATTTAATCAAGCTGGTTACAATCAAATGCAACCAATTAATGTTATTAATGCTTTAAGAACTGGATCACAAGTTTCCACTCCAAACTATGTTAATCCAGCATTACAATCTACAACACAAGGCCCTGATTTATTAGCTGCTACTACTAATAAATATAATGCACAATTAGGTGCTACTAACGCAGCAAATGCCAATACAGCAAACTTTACAAGTGGTTTGATGAATCTTGGCGGACAAATTTTCGGATAAGGATAAAACATGGCATTTTTCCCACAAGATGATACACAAGACGTTAGTGGAATACCAGCTAATGATGTAATGGCTCAACTTGAGCTACAACGTAAACTTAAAATAGCTGATGCACTTAAAAATGCACAAGCACCACAAGGTCAGATGATTGGTGGTCATTATGTAGCTCCAGCATTTACACAGCAGTTAGCTAATGCTTATGGTATGTATAAAGGCAAAAAATCAGAAGAAGAAGCCATTAAAAAATATGGTGAATATACTGCTGGTAAAGAACAAAAAATGGCTGAAGCTCTTAAAAGACTTGGTGGCGCATTTGAACCTAAAACTGTTACTAATACAACAATGCAAACTCAAGATGTTCCATTAACAGAAGGTATGAATGTTGGTACATCACCATTTGGCACAACAGATCAAGTATCTCAAGTTGCTCCTAAATTTGGTATGGATACACCTGCACCACAAAATATGGCAGGTACAACTACACAAATGAATCCTGTAACATCTACATCTACAGTTCAACCTACAACATCAGATATAGAAAAAGCATTTGGACAATACGCATCAGATGTTAAAGATCCAAAAATGCTTGCATCTATTCTTACTGGTCGTTATGAAAAAATGGTTAAAGCTAATGAACCAGTTAAACTTGGTGCTGGCGAAACTGTATTTTCTTCTACAGGAACTAAATTATTTGGCAATCCTAAAGAAGGTAAAAAATATACAGACATTCAAACAGACAAAGCTGGTAATACATTTGGACTTAATACAGAAACTAATCAGTTTGAACGGTTGCCTGGTGCTAAGATGGCTACAGAAAATTGGTCAGAACCTTACAAAGTTGGCGGAGAATTTTTACAAAGAAATGCTAACACAGGTGAAGTTAGAAAAGCCTATGGCACTACTGATGGCGATAAACCACCATTAGGATTTGGATTTGTTAAAGATGCTAATGGCAATAAAAAATTAGATGTTAATGGCAATCCAATATTAACAAATCTTACTGGTGGGCCTGCTGATAAATCTTTAAATCCAAACAAAGAACAGTCTGATGCTTATACATATTCTACAAGAATGGAATCTGCTGATAAAATTATTAATAGTTTAGAAGGTAAATATGATCCATTTAGTATCAATATTAAAACATCAGGAAAAACAGCATTAATACCTGGTGGCGAAACTGTTGCAAATAAATATTTATTAAATGCAAACGATCAGAAAGCAGAACAAGCACAGCGTAACTTTATCAATGCTGTATTAAGACGTGAATCTGGTGCAACAATTCAACCTAGTGAATTTGATAGTGCAAATCAACAGTATTTTAATCAACCAGGTGACAGTCCAGAAGTTAAAGCTCAGAAAAAAGCTAATAGACGTGAAGCTATTGAAGGTCTTAAACGAGCAGCAGGCCCAACAGGTAATAAATCAACAGAATCAACAGTCATAGACTTTAAGGACTTATAAAAATGGATGTAAGATTACCTGATGGCACTGTCATTAACAATGTTCCTGAAGGAACTACTAAGGCTGAATTAACCGCTAAACTTACTGCTAAAGGTTATAACTTACCTGCAGATAATGCATCTGCTCAACCACAAGTAGAGCAACCTAAATCTTATTCTACTATGGGTGCTTTAGGCACAGGAGCATTAAATCTTATACCTAGCACAGGTAGATTATTAAAAGGTGCTGCTCAAGCTGTAATACATCCAGTAAATACTATGGAAAGTTTAATACAAGCTACTTCCGGTGGTTTATCAAAAGTATTGCCTGAATCTGTTATGCAATATGCTGTTCCTGAAAAAAGACAAAAAGCAGAACAATTAGCTAACGCATTAGGTGAAGATTATTCTAAAAAATACGGCTCTTATGAAGGCTTTAAACGTTCTTTTGCAGAAGATCCAGCATCTATATTAGCTGACGTATCTACAGTATTAACAGGTGGCGGTGCTGCATTAAAAGCAGGTAATCTTACTAAAGCAGCAGATGTAGTTAATCAAGCAGCTAAAGTAACTAATCCATTATATGTTGGTGGAAAAGCAGTTCAAGGTATAGCATCTATTCCTAGCAATCTTACTAAAGGTACATTAGGAGTAACTACTGGAGTTGGTAGAACGCCTATAGAAGAAGCTATTAAAGCTGGTGAAGCTAACGTATTAAAAGGCACAACAACATTTGCTGAAAATTTACGCAATCCACAAAGCACAGATGCTTTAGACATTGCTAAACAAGCTGTAAATAATTTAAAACAAAACAAAAGTCAGCAATATCGTAGTGGAATGGTAGACCTTTCTCAAGATAAAACTGTTTTAGATTTAGCTCCAATAGATGAAGCCATTTCTAATGCTAAAAAAGATTTTGCTGAATATAAAGGCGTTACTCATAATGCTGAAATTGCAAAAGTTCTTGATGGAGTTAAAGCAAAAGTTAGTAATTGGAAAAATTTAGATCCTGCTGAATTTCATACGCCAGAAGGATTAGATAAACTTAAACAAAGTATTGGTCAAGACTTACAAAAAATTCCTTTTAATGAAACAGATGCTAGAAAAGCTGTAGGTCAAATATATAATGCTACCAAAGATACTATAAATACTCAAGCTCCTGCTTATGCAACTATAATGAAAGATTATAGTCAAGCCAGTGATCTTATAAATGAAATTGAATCTGGATTATCTTTAAAATCTAGGGCTGGAAAAATTAATGCTGATACTGCAATGCGTAAATTGCAATCAGTGATGCGTAACAATGTTAATACTAATTATGGTCAAAGAGCTAGATTAGCAGAAGAACTTGTAAAAGCAGGTGGAACAGAATTAATGCCAGCATTAGCAGGTCAATCTATGAGTGCTATATTACCTAGAGGATTAGGTGGTCAATTAGAAACTTATGGTGGTGGAGCTGCCGCATTGATGAATCCTTCAGTATTACTTGGCGCACCATTAGCATCACCAAGAGCTATGGGTGAAGTATTATACAAATATGGTCAAGCTAAAGGTTTAGGTAAAAAAGCATTAAATCAAGTGCCTTTATCAGTAGATCAAGCCAATAAAATTGGCACACTTTTATATCAAATGAATCAGAACAAGGAGTAACACATGGCAAGAAATGGCGCAGGAACGTATACCCTACCAGCCGGTAACCCAGTCACCACAGGAACAACCATATCATCTACATGGGCTAATAATACCCTAAACGATATTGCATCATCTTTAACAGCATCCCTTGCTTATGATGGTCAAACAGCTCCTGTAGCTAACTTACCTATGGCTACTTATGCTCATACCGGTGTAGGTAATGCCACAGTTCGTACCATGTATGCTTCGGCAGGACAAGTGCAAGATAATACATTTTCTTATCTTACTAGCGTATCTGGCACAGACACAATTACTGCTTTAGCTTCTGTATCTATGACTGCTTATGCAGCAGGTCAAGTATTTAGATTTATTGCAGCAGGTGCTAATACCACTACAAGCGTTACACTTAATATTAATAGTATTGGTGCTAAAGCCATTACTAAAAATGGTACTACTGCGTTAGCTATTGGTGATATACCAGCAGGATCTGTTGTTGTAGTTACTTATGATGGCACACAATTTCAAATATCTAACATAGCTTCAATATCTGTTTCATCTTTTACCGCAGGCACAACAGGTTTTACTCCTTCTACAGCAACAACTGGCGCAGTTACATTAGCTGGCACATTAAATGTAGCTAATGGTGGAACTGGTGCAAGTACTTTAACTTCTGGTTCAGTTGTTGTTGGAAATGGAACAAGTGCAGTATCTTTAGTAGCTCCAAGCACATCAGGTAATGTATTAACATCTAATGGTACTACTTGGACAAGTGCTGCTAATTCTAGTGTAGGTATTGGTCAAACTTGGCAATTACCTACAAGAGCATCAGGAACATCATACACAAATAGCACAGGCAAACCAATACAAGTATTACTAACTATTGGTCAATCACTTTCAGGTTCAGGTACAACTACTGTTGTTGTAGGTGGTGTCACTATAGTAAATAGTTCTTATGGTTCAAATGCTACAGGTAGTAACCAACCAATTTCATTTGCTTTTATTGTGCCTAATAGCACAGCATATACAGTTACTGTTACAAGTGGTTGTATTCTTAGTGTTTGGGCTGAATTGAGATAATTTATGGACAATATAAACCCAGTATCCTATGGCAAACTTATAGGCAAGGTAGAATCTTTAGAACATAAAGTAGAAAGCCTTGAAAAAGATATAAAAGAGTTATTAGAGCTTGCTAACAAATCTAAAGGTGGCCTATGGACTGGTATGATGATCGCATCATCTATCGGTGGTTTTATAGGTTACTTTATGCACCTGTTTTCTGGCAAGTAAATGTGGATTACAGAGGATTCTATCGCAGCTTTGTATACCGCATTTATACAAATAGAACCCTTCGCATCTATGCCATTTCCACCTGCCAAGCGTGTAGAATTTGTGGTATGTAACAATCCTGATCTATACGGACAATACGAACCAGAACCACACACAATAACAATCTCACTAGGTAAATGTAGTCATTTAGATACTGTTATAAAGACGCTTTTACATGAGATGATTCACCAAATCATTTACATCAAATATCCCAAATCAGAAATATACTTATCCCATAAAGGCGAATTTAAACGCATGCAACATAAGGTTGCTAAACAATTTGGATTTGATCCGTTAGAATTATGAAAATACTAGAAAAACTTAAAGAATTATTTGCTAAAGGCCCTACAAAGCCTAAACCTAAAACTGACACACCTGAATTACATCATCACAATCATGGGAGTTCAACAACATAATGGGTAGCTTAATCTCACTTATATTACCAGCATTAGTTCCTGCATTTACAGATGGC